GACGCCCTTGGTCGAGAAGATCACGTCTTCTGCCAGTGTGTGAATGGTAGAGCCGTTACGGGCAACGGTTAGGTTGTTAGTTGCAAAGCCATTGACGGTCTCCGTCGTGCCGCTATCGAAGATCACGATAGGCAAATCTCCAGCGACCGGAGAGGCTGGAAGCGTGACCGTGAAGGCCGCTGTGGTGATCGTGTTACAGGCCAAAATATCGCCAGCGACCGCTGTGTAGGCCGCTGTCTTGGTTAGGGCTGCGCTTGTACCTACAGCAGCGCGAACCGTAGCAGGTGTGGTGGACGTGAAGCCTGTACCGTTCGACAGCACAAAGTTCCCCGAGGTGCCGGGGGTTGTAAGACCCGTGCCGCCGTTAGCGACTGCTAGGGTACCTGCGAGCGTTATAGTGCCAGCAGTGGCTGTGCTAGGTGTAAGGCCTGTGGTGCCGCCGCTGAAGGTCGTGACGCCGCCTGCTGGAGCAGCCGCTGAGTACCATGTCGTACCGTTGGACGTAAGGATATTGCCGTTAGTGCCGGGGGCAACGAAGGTTGGCGAAGAGGTACCGTTGCCAAGCATCACGTTGTTGGCGGTTAGCGTAGCAAGCCCTGTGCCGCCATTGGCGACATTAAGGGTACCACTTAGTGTGATGATCCCTACGGAGGCTGTGTTAGGCGTAAGTCCCGTCGTGCCACCACTAAAACTCAAGACCGAGCCCGCACCCGGTGCAGGAGCCATGACGAAGCTGGTACCGTTAGAGGTAATGACGTAGCCGTTAGCGCCAACGGCGGTTAACCCTGTACCGCCCTGTGCAGGGCTCAGAGCCGTGGTAAGACCCGAGAGCTGTGTGATGTCGCTGTTAGCGCCCGAGGCCGCTGCAGCCAGTGTTGTGCGCCCTGCTGCAGCATTAGCAGCAGTGAAGAGCGCTGTACCTACAGCCGTGCCACCTAGGTTCGTGAGGGCTGCGGCACCCGTTGTAGCCCCTGTACCGCCCTGCGCCACACTGAGCGCCGTGGTGAGGCCCGAGAGCTGCGTGATGTCACTGTTAGAGCCTGAGGCAGCGGCGCTGAGGTTCGTTCTGGCACCTGCAGCGGAGGTTGCGGCTGTACCGCCCTGCGCCACACTCAAGGCGGTCGTGAGGCCCGAGAGTGAGGTAATGTCGCTGTTAGCGCCTAGCATAGCTGCGCTTAAGGATGCTCTAGCACCAGCAGGAGTTGTTGCACCTGTGCCACCCGAGGTGACAGCTAGTGCGGTTCCAAGGCTTAGACCAACAAGGTAGTTAATGGTGCTGACAACATCCGTGCCGTTGTTATAGACCCATAGGGTAGTGCTAGCAGGGACAGCGATACCCACGCCCGTGACGTTCTTAACTGTAATGGCGTCGGCGCAAGCATTGTTAACAATGTAAACTTTTTGAATGGTGGGAACTATCAGGTTTCTAGCCACGCCACCTGTGGTGCCAATCAGGTTTAGTCGTGCGCGTCGAGCAGACTGAGAGGCATTCGTATCGGTCAGGGTCAAAGTTACATCGGCACTGGCAAACGTAACGTCAGCGGTCTTAGTGATGGCTTCTTCAAGCGCAGTACCAAGATTGGTATTGGTAATGGTACCCCACGTGGTGTTGTTCTCACCCGTGGTCTGCAGCTCGATCTTTAGCTGACTATATGTACTTGCCATAACCGTTCCTTAAGATGGGGTTAGTACCCAAGTCACTGCATCCACAACCTGAACCCCTAGGATGCGGGCTTTTTAGGCCACGCATCGACGGTCAACCTATGTCTCTTAGAGCAATCTTCGTACTTACTAAGTACCCCTATCTCCCACTCTAGTCTAGCAGGATCAATGGCTGGGGTTGGAGGCGGCAATAGGGATGGGCAATTCTGTGCCAAGTTCGCTGCTAGCTGCGGCATTGGCGTCACGGACGGAGTTGACGAGCAGGCTGAACATAGGATTAGGCAGGGCGCAATTAGCATCCACCGTAGGCCCTTGCTTATAAAACTCCCGGATCGTGTTGGTCCGCTCGAAGAGGACCTTGGTAGCTCGCTCACGTTCTGCCTCATATTTTGCTGAGATAGCATCAACCTTCCCCTGTAGCTCTACCCGTTGGGCCTCTGCGGCCTTAAATGCCTTAGCGGCGGCGGACTTAGCTGCCCCATCACGGATAGCGTAGCCGTTAGCGCAGCCTAAAATGAAGACGGCCACAAGGGCTCCAAGCATGTATGGCAGCGGGATCATTTCTTTTCGTGCTCCAAGACGCTCACGCGCACTTTTAGTTCGTTGATCTGGTCGTACAGGTCTTCACGCATCCGCGCCCGTGCAGCCGCCGAAATAGGACTGTCGGTAGGCACGCCATCTGCCGTGAGCAGCACTGGCATCCCGCTTTCAATCTTGGTTAGGCGGCTCTCAAAGCCACTAACCTGACCAAGCAGCCACGCGATGCAGGCCACAAGAATGGGCACGGCCCCTTTGAGAATGTCGCCCATGTTCATTCGGTTGGCTCCGTCTTAGCCTTCAGTGCTAGACCGCCTGCGCCTGCGGCTAGCAACGCACCAGCACCTACGCCCCACATCTCATAGGAGATGACTTGGCCCTTGTAGATCGCAAAGATCGTAGCGCCGCAGTAGACGAGGCACATCTTGGCCCACAGGATGCGGCCTAGATCGATTGTGCTGTTGTCTTTGCCCGTGAAAAGCTGAGTGAAGAACTGCTTCATGGTACTCCCCCAGCCTTGAAGTAGGAGATTGGATGGCCGTTGGTGTACTGGAAGTGGGGGTACTCTTTGAACTTCTTCCAGTCCCCGGCCCACTCGAGCCCTTGAGCTTTGCCTAGCTCGCCAACCTTGGCCCATAGAACCCCATCCTCCCCAGTGGTACCCCAGACAGGCTTACCATGCCGTAGCGGCACCACATCATAGGCGACATGGTAGTTGTGCAGGGACTCTCCGCCTTTGGCGTTAGTCACAATGCTACCGGGAGCCGTGCGCCCCTGCGCATAGAGCGCGTCCTGCTCAGCCAACGTGCGGTAGGTACAGGTTACGAGTAGGTCAATACCTACAGCTTTACAGGCATCGATATGAGCGTGAGCCTTGACGGCCACGGAATGATGAAGATCAGCTAGATCGCGGCTCATGTTACGAAATCCGAATGATGGTGGTGGTGCTTGAGGGTGATGGGAACGTGACAGTAAAAATTCCTGCTGTAACGGTTTTATCCGAACCAAAGTCCAGCACAATTACAGAGGGGTTAACCAGTGTGGTACCGTCGTTGGACAGGGCCGAAGGCGTCGTGTTGTAGATCAACGCTCCTCGGGCTGTGAGGGTTACGGCAGGGAAAATTAGGTCGCTGAAGGTTGCGTAGCCCGTACCCGAAGAGGTCGTATCCGTAGCCGTGGTCACGCCAATATTGGTTAGCACTTTGCCGCCCGCTGTGTAGCCCGTGCCCACAACCTCATTAGCGGTGGTATAGGCCGTCGTGTTGGCGTCGAGGCTAGCCAAGGAGGTATAGAGCGCCAGCTTAAACGTGTCGCCTCCAGAGGCCCGGAAGTCATGCACACCGAGCAGCACTTCAGCCTTAAAAGAAGTCGTCATGGACTGAGTGATAGCCATTCATTAGCCCCTTAGGTGTGTAGCTATCTTACTGGATAACGAGCTTGCGGAGTACGATACATATCTTGGCGGTTTTTGCCCTCTGCAAACATGATAAGCAGGGTTATCGCCTCTTCGTAGCGCTTCTGGTATCCAGCTAGGACGTCAGCCTCGCCCTTCATGAAGGTACCGGCTTCCAACAGCGAACCGTAAAGTAGGGCGGAGTCAAAGTTGTCCCCAAGCCATGAGGTACCTGCGGTCACGATGGACGGCGGATAATAGAAATAGTGCAGCTCGCCCGTGTAGGCTTGGTCAGGCGTAGGGCCTAGCAGAAATGAGGTAGCATCCGACATCGCATAGTGGGTCGGCTTCCCCGTGGCTGTAGGGATAGGAAACGCCTCACGGATGAAGTTCACATCCTTGTTAAGCAAGAAGTCATGCTGCCCTGTGGTGGGGTCGATGACGGCAAACTCAAAGGTAGCCAGCCAGTCTGCGGGTGTGGATAAGGCCTTGTTATTTGCCACCATAGTGATGGTAGCACTCTTACGAAGGTTCAGGAGCTGAACGGCGCTATAGATGCGCTGCTCAGCTTCTTGGATGAACGTATTGATCTGCTGTGTAGACGTGAGCCCGCCAGTTCCCGGTGTAGTTGGGAAGTCGTTTTCGACGTAAGCCTGTATTGTCGAAACGAGCGTGGCGTAGTTCATGTCTTAGGCCATCCGTGTGCTGGAATTGGTACCCTTAGTAGCCGCACCCGTCCCACGAGTTTTCATCGTTTGGGTGTTGGCAACCTTGGCTGGATAGCCGCCTACCTCTGGGATAGGCACAGGAGAAGGCTGCTTGCGCCGTGAGGGCAGCGGGTTCTCGGTGATCGAGTTATACAGCTTGCTATAATCGAGATCAGACATGACTAGCCCTTCATCTTCTGATTGGCGACCTTAGCAAGGCCACGGCCCATAGACAGCATGTTGGCGTTGGTCTTGCCACCCTTAGCCATCTTCTTGACCTTGCCACCCTTGGCAATAGTCGTCAGAGGCTTACCGGGATGATCCTTGCGCTCATGCTTGTGCATGGCATCATTAATCATCTTCTTGTCCTGTTTCATATCGACTTTCATGTCTTCTTTAGCATCGCTCTTAGCCATTACACGGTCTCCTAGGTTATGTTCACGGTGACGGTGCCAACGGCACCTTCTCCTACTAGCGTATTTGGAAGATCAGGAAAAGCCAAAGGATTAAACAACCCCACAGGGTTCCAGCCCCACTGGATAATACGGCTACCATCTGAAGGGTATCCGTAGGCCAGCTTAGCATTGGGGTTTGGCGGACTATTCGTGAAGATTTGCAGACCTGTTGGTCCTGACTGGTAATAGCTAGTGTCCGCACGGGGGTCACGAATGGCTTGGGGGTCATTGACCGGGTACATCCCTAGCTGCAGTTGCGGCTGATCTGGCTCCCAACAGGTTGGGCATACGAGGATATTTGTAACCTTGGTCTTGATGACCAATGAACGTAGACGCTTCAGCGGATAGCGGAAACCACAACGATCACACTCGGAGATCGCTTTCTTGCCAGAGGCAAACTTTGTTGGCATGCCACCCTCCTAGTACAAGGAGATGCGAGGGGCGATACGCAAAGATGCTTTATCGCGGTCCTCGTCAGCAGCCTGCTGCCACGCCTCGTCGTACATGGCCTTCAGCATCTGGGTGCGGTTCAGCCCATCAGGGAGCTTCAAGGACAGATAGTAGGCCAGTCCAGCGACCATGCACGGAAGGAAGCGGAAGGGTATGTCCTGCGTTGTCACACCCGTGCCAGCATCTTGGATGCGGCGCAGACGCCAGTAGACCAGCGTGTAATAGCTGCTCTGGTTCGGGGTAGGCCAGACCACCACGTTGGGGGAAGCCACACCCGTGGTCGGGTAGGTAGCGCCGCTCTGACGGTTGATCCAAATTTGGATAGGGCGACCCTGCGCCGTCTTGTTGGGGATCGACGAGTAGGTGTCGATGCTGATCCTACTGATATTGATGTCAACTTGGCTGGTCGTGCCGGGGCTTGTACGTACGACGTGATCGATAAGGTCGATGGTGTCGATTGGCAGCGTGTAGGTAGCCTGCCCCTGCACCAAGGGGATCGACCCGGACTCGATGGTCCACAGGTTGACACCCCTGTTAGCCCATTCGATGGTCAGGAGGTTGAGGCTACGGCGAGCAGTCTTCAGGTCATAACCAGTCCGGAGCTCGGCACCGCAACGCTCGAACGCTTCCTCAACAAGCTCGTTGAGGTTCAGATTGAACGTGCTAGTGCCACTCGTGGTCACTTCTTAAAGCCTTTCAGGACCTCAGCGAACCGTGCCCGCT